CAGGCATGCATGGCACTCAACATCACACTTGATGATGTGATTGCTGGTAACGTTGAGAAGTTGAAGAAGAGATATCCAGGCGGAGAGTTTGATGTGTATAAATCAGAAAATCGTGCATTGGATGATCTCTAAATAGCTAAGATCATAGACTTATAAAATAGGATGGCGAAGAGAAACGAAGGTGATATCATGGAGGGGATATTCTCCATAGGTCTTGCTGACCTATTTGCTAATGGTAATGTGAGTAAAGGTAGAGTAAATACTGTTCGTGCAAAGATAGATACAAAATTATTTCAAACAGGAGCATTCAAGTATCAATATTCATCAAAAGAAGTTCCACCAGATCCAGATATAGTTGCAATTAACTTACAAGTAAGATTAAAACAAGGATCTACTTGGGAAGCGTATGGGCCTGAATGGAAAATGATGTATGACAAGGTTGGTGACATTGGTAACTTAGATAATAAGATACAACAAATTATCAATACTCTGAACACAAACTATAGAGAAAAAATTATAAAAGCAAAAAATGTTTGGTTAACTAATAATCAATCAGACAATGTAGTTGTTGATATTATTGCTGATGGTATAGAAGGTGAGCAAAGTGGTGGCACGATTAAAGGTGATATCATGGTTAAGATTAATATGAATGGAGAAAATATTATTGATGAAGAAATGATTTTCTCTTTAAAATCAGGTAGCACAACAGTTGCAAATTTAAGTCCATACACAGGTTTGTTAGATGTAATAAGTAGTCTTGGTGTTAAATTAGGAGAAAGAGAAAAAAGATATCGTAGATTACTTGGTGAATTACTCTCATCAGCTAGATCTCCTTCCGAAAAAAGAGCAAAAATAAAATTAGTACAAATGTTTTATACTGATGTGATGAATGGTATTGACATAGCTGCAAGATCAAATCCAAGAGCATTCAAAGCAGCTGTGTTTAATTTGTTTAGAACTGCAACCTTTGGAACTGACTTGGCAGATGTGATTGATGTTGATAAAACAAAGATCAAAGAAATGACTGTTGATCGTATTAATGAATTAGAAAAGACAACAGGAAATATAAAAGTTGCGAAAGACGCTGCTGCGTTACAGGGTAGAAAATTTTTTATGACAGGAAAAGATGCACCAAAAGGTGAATTAATGTCTTTTAGATTTAAGAAAAGAATTACAGGAACTGGTGATGATATAAAGATAAAAGAATTAAAGTTTTACATCATGTCTGGAACTGGTGCATATCTTCCAAAGAAAAAGTAGATAATCTGTAAAGAGTGTGTTATAATAAAAATAAATACACTATAGGTGATTATGGTTAATCTGCGTGAAAAAATTTTAAAGTCTCAGATCAATTACTATCAAGGTTTGATATGCAAACATCAACAGAATGTTGAAATTTATTTGAATCAACCTGTTGGTATTGGTGAGCATTCTGATGTGATGTCAGCGATTGAAAATGAGATTGGTGAAATTGCAAAGGCACACGAACACATAGAAGTTATAAATCATTACTTTCTCAACGTATAGTGAAAAATACACACCTCGAACATTTAGAAGATAATATCTTGAATGACGGATCTCAAGGAGGTAAGGAAGCAGTCGCTTTTCTTCGTTCTCTTGGAAAAATGTTAGATCAAGGTGCAGCAGATGCTCGTGTCACTGTAAAGTGGGATGGAGCGCCTGCTGTGATTTGTGGTGTGAATCCAGATAACGGAAGATTCTTTGTTGGTACAAAATCTGTATTCAATAAAGTCAATCCTAAGATCATGTATTCTGAAGAGGATGTAGATAGAACGTACCCGCCTGGACAACTTGCAGAAAAACTCAAAGCGTCTTACAAATATCTTTCAAAGTTATCAATACCAAATGTAGTGCAAGGTGATCTCTTATTTACTGATGACAAATATGAGGCTACAATAGGTGGCGAAACATGCATTGCATTTCAACCGAATACTATTGTATATGCGGTTCCAAAAGATACTGACATAGGACAAAAGATCGATCAGGCTAAATTTGGAATCGTATTTCATACTCAATATGATGGAAGAAGTTTAGATACAATGTCCGCAAGTTTTGGTAATATTAATATTCAAGGAAATGCAGATGTATTTGTAACATCATCAGATTTCCAAAACGCATCAGGTGAAGCAAACATGACCTCTGCTGAGAAAACAACCTATGCAAATCTTGTAAATCGCACAGAAGGATCTTTAAAACAGGCATCTCGTTTCTTAGATTTGATGAAAGTAAATGATATGAATAAATTTACTTTGAACTATATGTTTAAAACTTTTTTTAATTCTTATATTCGTCAAGGTAAAACTTTAATTGGTGCTCGTAATACCGCAAGAGATTTTGCAGAGTATTTTTCTAACGCTTTAGATAAAGAAATTGCAACTAAGAAGATGAAATCAACGAAAGATAAATACTTAGATATAAAGAACAAGGGTCTTAAATTTATCTCTATTAATCAACAGGCAATATACATGACTGTTGCATCTTACATGAATTTACAGGCTGCGAAAAACTTTATGATTCGTAAGTTACAAAAGGTGAATACATTTGGCACATTCTTAAGAACTCCAAATGGTTATCGTGTAACTGCGCCTGAGGGATTTGTTGCAATCCGATCAGGTAGAGCTCTTAAACTTGTTGATCGTTTAGAGTTCAGTCGTGCAAACTTTACAGCAGATAAAAATTGGGATAAGGGTAATCCCATGCCCGCACCGAAAATATGAAAAGTTTTACAAGATTTCTAACTGAAGCTATATCCTCTCAAACAGTTGCGAAGCCTAATCCTAATGATGATGAGGCAGATATGACTGTGGCGTTTGGTCGTTTCAATCCACCAACAACAGGACATGAAAAACTTTTGAACAAAGTCAAACAGGTTGCTGGTAAAGGAAACTATGAAATCTACCCATCAAGATCAAATGACCCTGCAAAGAATCCTTTAGATCCTGATACAAAGATTGGATATATGCAGCAGATGTTTCCACAACATGCGAAACATATCATGAACAATCCAAAGACAAGAACAATCTTTGATGCTTTGAAAGGTGCAAATGAGAGAGGTGCAAAGTCTGTCAATATTGTGGTTGGACAAGATCGTCAAAAAGAATTTGAGAACTTAGCAAACAAATATAACAACAAACTTTACAAGTTTGATCGTATCAACGTTGTGTCTGCTGGAGATCGTGATCCAGATGGAGAAGGTGTCAGTGCAATGTCAGCATCTAAATTAAGAAAAGCTGCTGCGGATGATGATTATGAATCATTTAGAACTGGTATTCCACAAAGTTTGAAGGATGATAAAGCAAGAGAGTTATATGCTGCGATACAAAAAGGAATGAGAATGCCTAACAAGAAACAACAGAATGAAATGTGGAGAATTGCTCCTAAGTTTGATTGGAAGAATCTTCGTGAAAATTATATGAATGGTAACATATTCCGTGTTGGTGATTTTGTAGAGAATGATAATACTGGATTAATTGGTAAGATTATTCGCACAGGTGCAAATCACATCATTGCGGTGACTGAAGATAATATGATGTTCAAATCGTGGATTAAAGATATCTCAGAAAAATTTACAGAAATTTCTGGTGTTCCACCAGATCAAAGATTGGTTGGAACTGATTCCCATCGTGAGTATGTTCAGAGACTTTCACATAATCCAATCATACTTAATTTTATAAATAAATCTAGAAAGAAACGTGCAAAGAGTAATGCTTAGTCAAAAAATACAAAATGACTTGATGGCTGCGTATCAAAAAGTCTATGAGGAAAAAACAGGTCACGCTGCTGGAGATTCTGATGCAGAGAAACAAGCATCACAATTGGCATCTGATGTAAGATATAAAGCAAAATCAAAAGTACCCGAAGGTGCATCAGAAGAGGAGAAGAAAAAAATATTTTTACAGATACTTAACGCATCACCAGCACCTAATGTTGTGAAAGCAATGGCAAAACAAAAACTTTTAGGAGAGGAGGTAGTTAAAGAAATGAGATTCGATGATGGTAAAGAGGGAAAAGAGAAGAGAAAGGAAGCTCTTAGAAAGAAAAGAGGAATGACAAAAGCTCAAATGGATAAACATCCACAATTTAAAGATGATGTAAAAGAAGGTAGTTCATACGGTATAACCAGAGGATCAGGCGAACCATCAGGGCCTATGGCTGCATTTGGTAAGAAGAAAAAAGAAGAGAAGAAAGCACCTCGTATGCAGAAAGGTGCAATGGCTTATGATGGCCCAAACAAAGAAAGAAGTGAAGCTGCTGATAGAGTGATTGCAAAAACAAAAGAGAAACGCAGAAAGATGAGAAAGGAAGAGTTTGTAGATGAGAAAAAGTTAGTTCATGGTAAATTTGGTAATTTTATTTCTGGACAAAAAAAGGAAATGCCAAAGAAAGATACATTGACACCTCAAGATAGATACAAAATTCCAGAGGGAATGGATGCTGTCGGTAAGGAAGATAAAGACATCGACAATGATGGTGATCATGATTCAACAGATAAGTATC